CATCAGACATTCGGTTATCGTCTTTTAGTTCATACTCATAATCTTTTTCTTCGTAGTTTGGACCCATTTCTAAACAGGCCCGTATTTGATCTTTATTAAAATACGGAAGTTTAGCTAGACTTCTAAATTGTGAACGATTTAGTTTATGCCTGTGTACAACATATTCACATTCATTCATTGAAGTAGCATTCGGGTCTGGGAAAAAATCCCAAATACTTACAAATTCAATTCTTGGTACACGTACTTGTAATGGGTTATATGTACGTTCACCGTCTTCATTTGACCACCTGTTAAGAGTTTTATTAAAATTAAATGGCCCTTTAACAATACCTGTGCCAAATAAAGATGCTTCAAATAAAGCATTTCTTATTTCACTAGAACCGTTAGATTCTTCTATTTGATCATGTATAAGCTTTTCCATTCTCCTTGCTGCTTTTTGAGCAGGTTTCATTTCAGGAATTTGTGGATTAGAAGAAGCTCCTTCGACTAAAGAATCTTCTGCTTGCTTATCTAAATGTCCTTTAAACTTTCCTGTTCCGTAAGTAGCTCCGGGTTTTAATGTCCTGCCGTCACCTTCGTAGCCTACGTCATAAGGATTTTCTAATTCTTCTTCCTGTTCTCCTATACTTGTTTCAATGCCGGGAACAGGATTAGCTGTATCTAAATGAGCAATTTCTGAAATACCTTCTGGTACTTTTGTTTCAGATACGCCAATAGGAAACTTATTGCCTCCAAAAATAACATCTACTAACTGACCAAAAGCCGCTAGTACTTTTGTTTTAGTTACTTTTACAAAGACTCTAGACTTTTCTGATTCTCTGAACTTAACATTCTTTGGATACAAGCCACGATAGTTATGGTAGGCTGTCATCCATCTGCCTTCATCAGCGTCCCTAGCCATCTCAGCAGATGAGAATCTATCTTCAATAAGTCCTGCAAGACGGTTATTTAAATCCTCTTCAAGATTTAAACTCATACCTTCTTCATTTTCTACTGCTTCAAAATAAATACCGTCAGCATTTTGTATTAAACTATTTTCTTCTTCAGCCATATAAAAACCTTAATTTGTTAAAACAACAAGCGTTACTATGATTGCATATACTAAATATAGTTCTGGAAACATAATAACGCCTGTAGAAAATAGCTACGATCTATTGATCAGGTGTAGCACCCAAATGTAAAAACTGAATTAAAAAAGTTACAGTTGTTGCTGCTGTAGCTAAATCAGCCCCTATTGGAGTTAATCGCATATGTAATGTTCGTGCAGCGGCAGAATACAAAGTAGCTGCTATTACAATAGCTTCACTAGTTGCAGGGCCACCCACAACACCCGCAGTTGTTGATGTGCTAACAAACTGATTAGCTGCGTGACCATGTGAGTTTTGAACAAGATATAGTGGAGCATTTGCTGCCCAAGTTACTGCTGAACCGCCATCATCTAAAATAGCTTCTGTTGCAATAAGTTGACCACCACCTGCTGCTGTACCTAAACTAAAATCAACATCATTACCACTACCACCTGCTGTAACAATGTTTCCTGCGGGAACAGCAATAATATCACGAATTATTGTGTCAGCAGGTTGTGTAAAACTAACGTCAGTATTTGTATCATCTGTTACTGCGATAGTTCCTGTAGTTACAGAAGTCCATGAACTAATCATGTTATCTGCCATTTCTCTTACATCAGAAGTCCTAGCGGAATTTCTTCCGGTGTCTCTGACATTATATACTGGATTTGCCATTGGTTATTTCCTCGTTTGAGTTATAAAATTATTTTACTAATAGCCAAAATCACTATCAGCCGGGGTATAAGCCTGTTCCAAATGCAGATTTCTTATTCTACTAAATGAATCCTGTATTCTTGGTCTAGACATTATTAAATAGCGCAGAGCATCATAAGCGTGATCTGGCGCGTGTGTGTCCACATCTTCTGGGTTAGAACGATCCAGAGGAATACTTTGAAGTTCACGTATCAGGTTAGGGCAGTTATTAAATATTTGCAATCGTGGCCTACCGCTTTGTTGTATCCTCAAGTATTCGTGGATTTGTATTTTACCCTGTATCCGATTCTTATCAGCCCTTCGTAGTTTATGACCTGCACGAATTAGGGACTCACCTACTGTTGGGCCTGTTGTTCCTGTCCTAGCCCACGCTGCCGTATCTAAAACTCCTTGAACCGAATATGGGTCTTGTAATTCCATTTGGGTTATTAGTTGTCCTAAATCAACACCCGTCAACCCTTTTCTATATAATTCTCTATAAATAATTAATGTGCCGTCTGAAGGGTCTACTGCTCCCCAGATACAAGCACTTTCAGATGCGTAACCATAGTCAATACCCTTGACACGCTCCCAAGAGATAGGTATCTCAAAAGGAGTAATTACATGAACATCTTGTTCAAATTCCGTAAAGGCTGCGCCTTCATTAACATCCCAGTTACCTTCTAGTAACTGTTTACGCTGAGTAGGCGGTAAAGCCATCAGCATTTCTTCGTATCTTCCATCTTCAGCTAGATATGGATTATCATCTAGTCTAGCCGGAATAAACTTTCTTGTTAGGTTATCTTCTCCTTTAAACGATTCATTAGGAGGATATGGATCAACATATCTTTTCTTAACCCAATTAGCTCCAACACCACCCGGATTAGCTGTACATCTCATGTATGTACTTATCTCAGGGTCGGTCGTTCTTAGGCGAGAAGCGAGATAGTTCCATCCAAACTCAGTGGGTAAGTGAGTTATCTCGTCAAAACCAATCCAAGAATAGGCTTGGCCCTGATACCGATAAACATCGGCATCTCGCTCTAAGAAGCCGAACTCTACTTTAGCTCCGCTAGGGAAGTTCCAAAGTTTTTCAACCTCTTTATACTTAGAACCCGGAAAGGCTTTAGGGTAAAGTTCTCTACTTTTATCTATAAGCTCTCTTAACTCCGGCATAGATCGTCTAAGTATTAACGCTCTATGTGCTGCTCTGTGTGCAAACCGTAGTGGGTCTATTAACATTGCATAAGACTTACCACCACCTGCTGCACCTCCATAAAGAACATCTCGTTCTGGTGCTGCTAAGAAGTCTGTCTGTGGCCCATCGTTAGGCTTAAATATAACATTGTCACCGACTTCTTTCTTTAAAGATGTAGGTACTTTATTTAATACATCTTCTGTTACAACTTTACTAGAGTTTGGTTTTTCTAGTTTATTTAAAGTTTCTTTAGATGCGTTTAATGAATTTCTCTTAGCATCTAGTCTTTGTTTTAATCTTTCTGCACCCTTCTCTTTAGTTCGTACTGCTCGTCTTGCTTTTATCTTGGCCTTTGTTTCTGAGTGGAAGTTATATCCTCTACTCTTTGAACCTTTAGGTCTTCCTGTTCTTTTACGTGGTGTACCGTCTTTCTTGAGAACAAAGTCACCGTTCTCATCTGTCAGGTAGTTCTCTGGGTTCTGTTTCCAATCTTCCATTTTCAATTATGTTCTTTAGTCCAACGTGACTAAGATTCCTCCCTGTCTTCTCTGTAACCCAAAGACTTCCTTCCCTTAGAGACAATGATTGATTCTTTACCATTCCTGCAACAGCTTTAAGAGTTTCTAGCTGCTCTGGTATAGGGTTTAAAGTTTTATTGTCCTCGTCTAGTTCATACCCAAATGGTATTGTGCTACTAGTCCGTTGTAGTGTCTCCATTAATAACTATCTCTTCTTTGGCCGGAAGTATAAACAAACCTCCCTCTACCTTATGATTAACATCTAAACTATCTTTTTTGCCCAGACCTGTCCGGTCTAGAATTGTTTGTGCTGCTTGAATCCTTACACTGGCTTGCGGTATAGGCGCGTCAGAGTCCATAATGTTTACAAGCTTCATAGCAGCTTTAGGAGCAGACTGTGCTAAGATACTGGAGGCCATCTCAATGATCTCATGCTTCAATGCTTTAGCTACTTGCCAATGCCCATTCTTAGCATAACCAGAAAGCTCCGCAGCTTTCCTTAGATCACCTCCCGTAGTCATAAGATTGTCTAGAAAGTCTTGTTGTTTAACTGTTAATTCTTTTTTCATTCTATCTATTATACCCCAAAATCTCAGGTTTGTCAAGTAGTTTTTAATTTATTTTCGAAATAACTTGACAAAAGTCGAATTAGGGTGTATAATATAACTATTAAGACCCCCCCGTGTACCCCTATATAACCCCTCCCCTAATACTATAGAGAACTCTGAAGAACTTTGGAGTTGCGCCCCTAACTGCTTAACAAACCTTTCTAGTAAAAATGTATATGATTTAGTATATATATAGGGGGTGGGGGGTGGCCTCCTGCCTACCCATGCTCTATGGAGTCTCTCTGTAGCTTTCCAGAGCATCCTTAGCTCAAAGCGTAGGAATTCTAAAAGTCTCCATAGCTTTCTGTAGTTTTCTCTGTAGCTTCTCTGAAACTCTCTGTAGTTTTCTAAAGTCTCTGAAGTTTTCTGTAGATTTTGAAGCATTGCCTTCTAGTTTACAGAGAATTCCAGAGACTTTTAAGTTTATATAGT